GAGGCGATCATAAAGATTGTCCTCTATCGCTTCTTCAGTAATTGAAAAAGCAAGAGAAATAGTCTCATGAGTATACCTTGCGGTATATGCCTCTTGTGCATCATCAAAGGATACTGCTGAACCTTCTGATTTAACTGGTGCTGAACCAAAACCAGAAAGCATTACTTCTTCTTCAAACGCACGATCTGAAGATTCCGTATCATAAATTTCAGCAGACTCGTTGTCATACCTGGCGTACTCTAAGCCGAAAAGGGCATTGAGGCCAGGCTCTAGTTCTTTCGCTAGTTGCGCTCTACTAATAGCCATTGTTAAGCCTCCTATACGCCTGTTGTTGAAGGTGTGCCAGCAGCGATAGACCCCGTTGGGGCATTAAAGCTGTTGTTCAACCTTACTATTACGCCAATACCAGCCGCCGTGAAATCAGCATTTTCTGGGTCATCTTGCCATCCCATAACTCGCAAATGTAGCGAATTAGTAGTAGCAAGAGTACTTACACCCAAAGTCGCTGAAGACATACCAGTTGCTGTGGTACCGCTAGTTGCAGTAGCAAAGTTAGCATTCAAAAAGACCGAAGCCCTAGTGTTTGCTTTACTTGTCAATGATGCGTCTGACGCAATCAAAAACAAAGTATTTGGGTCATCTTCAACAAATGCCTTTACAGGGTGATTGCTATCAGCACCTGATCCCGGCCAATAATTTGACCATACTGTTTTTCCAGTAGTACTAGAAACATATTCACAACCCATGAATGCGCCTAACAAACTCACTGAGCCACCTGCCGCAGCACCCACAATGTCTATATATCCCGATGCTAACGGGATGACTGGGCTACCGTGATAGATAACATTAGAGTTGTTACTAGCAACTTCATAAGGTGTATAGCCTGTAGTACCAGTGGAGTTAGCTGCTTGTCCTAATTTTCCAATCGGGCGCAAGCCAAAAGCTCCATTACTATTTGCCATAATTAATTACTCCTAGCCCTCGTCTTTGCGTGGGCCTCCAAAAGTTACACTCGTTTGCCTATCGGGTTTACCTATAGGCATTACTGGATGTTGTTCTCGAGCCAACTCGTTATCAACAGCCGTCATTTGATCGCGGGTCATATTGCGAAAATAATCATTGCGTTGTTCAACAACTTCTTCAGGAACTCTAGCTAGAAGCAGTCCTCCTACTCCTATGACTCCGGCATGTTTGCCGTTTTCAACGGTAGGAATACTAAAGTCAGGATATTCTTCGCCTCGTACCAACTCAAATCCCTCTCGAGATCGTGCTGACACGTTTTTGCGATCATCATATCCCATGACTTCCGCTCTTATCCACCTGTGCTTATATCCATCTGGCGCAGGAGGAGCATCTAACATAGATGGCGGTCTCCACGGTTCCTTGCGAGTTTGCCCAGCTCGACTTTGATTGGCTCTTGGCGTTCTATTTCGAGTAGTCTTTTGGCGAGTTGTGTTCTCGTTTTTTTCTTCCATCGTTAACTCCTTCTTAAACGTATTTAGCATATTCCTCGAGAGGAACATTTAGTTTTTTTGCTATAGCTACCTGTGAAGGAGTCAACTTCACAGTCTTACGTCTACTCTTGTTGCGGGATGCGGAAGTTTCGGCTGACGCGACCTTTCTACTTCCTCCGTTAGTTTTGCTGAATTTATGTGGAAATTCAGAATATAACCTCTTATCAACCTCAGCATAATACTCATCAGACATTGGGTCAACACCTTCTGCCTGAAGTTGTTCATCTATTTGAAATGCTGCATAGGTCATAATGTTGTCTTTTCCAAACCAGTCATTCCTTTCCACCCACTCTTTTAGCTTAGGCTCTCGGTCCATTACTTCTTGAGCAGACGGTATATTTTGCTGATTTGGAACAAGCGGTGGCTGTTCTTCAGGTGCAACAACAACTTCTTCTTCCACTTGTTTTTTAGCCGATGCTAGTCTGACTTTATCAACAGAAAGATTAGCTAATGCCTCATTAGCCTCTACTATTCTGTCTACATCCCCAGATTCATGAGCATCTTTCAGAACCTTCTTAGCAACATCAAGTTGTGACTCCACTCGATTGCCAAACTCCTCTTGATACCCTTTATCTAAGTTTTGAATTCTTTTTTCAAGCTCTTCATTGCGTTGCTTAACACTTTCCGCAAACTCAATAGCAGCTTGTTTTTGACGTTCTTCTTCACGAAATCGCTTGGTTAAGCCATTTATTCGCTTCTGTACGCCATCACTATATTCCTCAAGTTCATCTTCCTTGGAGGATGTTTCTACTTTTGGATCGTCTTCTCTTCCATCATCAACGACTTTCCCCTCTTCGAGGTCTACGTCAACAGAAGACTCATCCACTTCGCCTACTTCTATTTTTTCTTCTGGCATGTCATTTACCTTTTATTTAATGTTAGACATGTTGTATGTCATCAGGCTCTATAATCGTTGCAATAACTTCATCGTCATTGATTATCCTGACTTCTCCGCCTTCTATACGAAAACGTGCGCCAGCATAACGACCAATACAAACCCAATCACCTTCTTTGCACCAAGCTCTACTAGGATCATCGCCAAATTTAGCAATATCTTGATAAGCCAGTGTTCCTACCTTCAAAACATAAGCTACTACCGTAGCTAATGCTTCACGGTTCCTTACTGCATCGGGAATTGCTATTCCCCCTTCGCTAGTGGCTCTCCCTGCATAGGGCATCACTAGAATGCGCCACCCAGTCGGTTGCGGTAGTCTTTCACTCAAAGAAGCATCTAATCGAGAAGGGTCAAGTACTTTTTGCTCTTTTTCTATATAAGCCTCAGCAACAGCCCCATTTCGTTTTGCATTTTCTTCCGCCGCAACGTGATCAGGCACGTATAATGTCTTAGTCATTCTTCCTCCGACTTTTGTATTAGTTCTTTAATTTCTGTCTCGCAAAATCTCAAACCCCTTATTTCACCTATTAATTCTCGATATTCTGTGAATTCTTTCGGAGTGCCGTGTAAAACAGCATCTTCCGTCAGTTTGATCCTTTCCTGGACCGCTTTCAGCACATAGTATGAGAACGTAGTGGGGTCATCCATCTTGTATTAAAATATTCCTTTAAACGCCATTCCACCCATGGCTCTTTTAGTTTCTTTTCTTTTCTTTCTGTTTCTACCTGCCGCCGAAGGAGATGTAGCTGCTATCGCACCAGTTCCTCCTGCTACCGCCGCGCCTTTCCTAATATTCTTTCCTCTTTGAACAGTTTTTCTGGAAATATTACCTGTAATTTTCCCACTTTTGCTTCGTATGGTTTGAGTCCCTTTCGGACCCTTTCCAACGCCAACTCCCGTAGTAGTTCTCGCTGTTTTCTTAACTTCAGAAATAGCATCTCTTATTTTCTTCGA